GATGCTTTGTATAGAATATCTACACTTGTTACGTCGACTGGTATATTTGTCGGTATAAAGTTTGAAATTTTAAGTTGCCTTATATTATTAACCATACCTAGGTTGTAGCCTTCTTTAGGGGAGTAGTTAAACGCTCCTGGAATAAATGCAGGATTAGTAAAAGGAGAATATGCTGATACTTCGTTGTTTTTATATTTGTATCTGTAACCGAATCTAGCAAATCTAAATTCAAAGAAAGGTTTTTCTTGCTCTAAAGCAACATTGTATAATGTTTGTGTGTTTAGTTCTCCGTCATCAGAATTACCTACTGAAAGAACAGTAACTTTAGCACCTGTTTGATTGCCAAACGTCCCTAGCAGGCTATCTATACTAACACGAATAGTGGATTGTGGATTTAAAGCATCCGCAGAAGCGCTGACTAATAACAGTATTTGACCTGATCTATAAGAAGGTAAAACATTACCTTGCCATTGCAAAGTCTGCTCGCCGCTAGCTGGAGTCATAGGGGTTCCTTGGCCAGCTGTTCCTCCTGGTGCTTGAAAATAAAATGAATATAAAGTCGAGGTGGTTACTACTGCTGGGTTGCCATTAGTATCAACAGCTGCGGTTGAATAAGCTGTTATTGTAGGCGGTTGCAAAGGAAACTTTTTTATAACAGTAGTGTCTGATTCTATAAAGTCCCTATTGTAAATTTTTGAATGCGTAACAAAATCCGGTGTAGACCCCACCCATTCCGATATATATATTTGTTTGGGTTCTGTTTGATTGTCTGTCCAAAGTAATATACCTTCTAATATATTTATACCTGTTATTAAATAATCATTACTAAAATTTAAAATATTAGACCTGTCCACCAATACTGGGGATGTTACTTGTGTAACAGTATTGTACGAGGCTATAACGCTAACCCCTTGAGCTGCAATAAACCAATATATTATATCTGAGTTAGGCTCCGCTATAGAACCCACACACACAGCGTTTCCATTATCTAACCCACCTATATACTTTAAAGGATCCCACGTAGTATATTGCCCTGTGCTGGAATTATAGCTAGAATACGCTTTTTCTGTATTCCCTTTTAAATTCTGAAACGTACCTACCTGAGAAGTATCAGATGAAGCAACTTCTAAATTTAAAGCATCTCGATATTCACCATTAGGAAGCAACCTTTCGTCAAGGTCTTTATTCATTTTCCCTCCGGTAAATGTATGTATTAATTCTGGCATATATCTTAGTGTTTAATCCACTTGGATTGGTTTCTCATTACTTGTACAATCAATTCAGATTTTAACTGAGACAATCTAATTTTAGCATTTCTTCTGGCCGCCGACAACTCTCTCTTGTATCTAGCCACTAAATACTCCTGTGTATTTGCTCTAGTTGAAAGCACTGCGTGAAGTATATATTTATATATGGCATCTACAGCAAATTTGTGCACAACCATATCTTCGTCAGAACCTAATCCGTCACTTATATATTTTAATGTTACTATTCTACCGTTAAGATCTGAGCTAAATCTAACAACACCATTTGCGTTATCTATATAAAAAGTACCGTTTGCCTGAGCTAATTCTGGATCTAAGCCATATCTTCTGCCATAAGCGTAAAGACCCAACAAGTCTGGGTTATCGTTAAAGTTAAACGCATTGTTGTTATTAGCAACATTATTTGTTGCACTAGTGTTCCAGCGTTTTAAAGTTTCAGATTGATCAGCTTTTAATACGTTTCCATCGTTGTCATACATGTACTCAAACGCACCATCCTGCAAGAAAGCTTTTGGGTTGCTAGTAATGTTTGTTCTGTATATAGGTCTTTCAATACCTTGATTATCTGTCCACGAAACTTTTGTGAAGTTTACGTAATCTTGTGGTAAAACAAAAAACAATCCTGGAGGTACTTCTATTTCAACAGCTTTATCTTGAGGCAGCATATCAAAACTAAATTCTTGAATAGCTCTCATAGCGTGAAACTGTACGTCTGTTCTTTTTACTTTTGAAATATTCTTATCTTCGCCTACATAGGCAACCATAAAAGTATTTATAATATCGTTTATAGGTACAAATTGATAACTCCCATAATCTTCGTCATGACTATTCCATAATCCGTCTGGACCTAAATAGTATTCCTCTTGTGTTTTATTTATAAGTCCCATATATTATGATTTTTCTTGTTGGTTAGTTTGTGATTCCATTCCTGCTGCTACTTGATACATTCCAATATCTTCAATAGCTAAGCCTGCGAATTCTAATATTTTTATAACTAACTCTGTTTCTTCAGAAGCGTGTAATTCGAAATCAGTAGATGCTGTAGAATCGTACAGGGCTTCACCGTAGATCATTTGGTAGCCCCAGGCAGCTTCTGTTGGTTTCTTTATATAATTACACTTAACATCTGTTAGGGTCACTTCAGAGGCTCCGTACACCTTATAGCCTGAAGTGTTAGCTACGAATACGGGTCTTGAATTTGTTGGTTTTGTCATTCCTGATTGAGCTATAGCTAAATATTCATTGTAATTTATACGCTCTGCTTCAACCGGAACTTTTGTTGTCACCACTGTGTTTGGTGTTGGATACAACGATTTTGTAGTAATTGTATTTTCGTAAACTATAGAACCTATTCTATATAGGTTAGCAGGAGGAGTCCAATGAAGAGTAGTTGTATTCCATACCATAGCAGCATTAGCTTCGAATATGTTTATTTTTTCATTAAGAATGTTAAGCATGTCTGAGAACTCTGTATCATTACCAGAGAGTCTTCCAAACTGATTAATATCATAAAAGTATTGCTCGAATATATCTAATTGCGATTGATTAGCAAACAGGTTGAATTCCTGAGGAGTAACATACCCTCTTTGTTCTTTGTTTAATATTGCTAATACTCTTTGATAAACAGTATCTATGCTTACAGCCATAATTTATTTTTTAATTATTATAATAATAGGCCACCTTTACAGTAGCCTATCACTATAAAAGGTGACTATTTAAGTCTTTTTTCTATTGCTTTGTATATTTCCATACCTTCATCCGTCTTAAAGAATGCTGCTAATGCAGAGTAAGGATGTTCATCGAAAGGCACTGTCATTACTTTTCTTCCACTTTCTCCGTAAGTAAAGGTTCTTTGATCTGGCGATAGAGTTAATATTTTAGCCTCTACAGCTTTTGCTCCAAAACTTCTTAATTGTACGTTATCGTCTTGAGCTAAGCTCATAAACAATTGAGGTTGATTTCTAGCGAAAACTAGTACGTCTCTTTTTAATTCTGAGGATGTCAAGGCATTAACCCCTTCTCCTATTTCAACTCTTAATATAGCTTCTCCTTCTTCAATAGAAAGTGATTTAGCTAAGTTTAAAGCTGCTAATTCGTATTCAATCCAATCTGATTGATTTTGTGCTATTGCAGCAGGCTTGTATTCTTCTAATATGCCTTCTGTAGCGTATGGGTGATATAAAGATAAAAGCTTTTGTAAAACAACATTATTTGCTTTAACTCTTAATATGCCGTCTCTAAATACTATTCGACCCATTGTAACTTGACCTTCTTGCTCGTCAACAAAACATGACTTTTGGTTAGTAGCGTATCTTAATTCTCTTTGATACCCAAAATTTTCATCAAACCATAACAGTGCTTTTGTAGAACTGTGAGCTGTTGGTACTGTAAATACTAAAGGCTTTTTACCTCCAGTTAATTCATATAATCTATCTTTGACGATCCATTCGTCTTTCTTAGGCGCTTTCGCTGCCGTTGCTTTTATAGCCATAATATAATATAATATAAATGTTAATGATAAGAGTAATAATTACCCCCGTAGTTTCAACGAGGGTAAAGATTACATTAATTTAATCTACTAGGTCGCTTTTAATAATACAAAGTTGTTAGCAGCTTGAGTACACATTGTTCTTTCTGATAAGAAGTGAACATTCATTGCATCCTCGTCACTTGTATAGTTTCCTCCAACTGAACCAGTAACCCAAGATTTCAAACGTCTGTCATCAGCCTCTGAAGCTCTATAACGGATATGTAAGAAAGGTCTTGAAATGTTCTGCCCTAATTGTTGGTCATAAACTGTAGAAGTTCCTGCTGGTACTAACACACCTTTAATATCGTCAATTAATCCACGAGTTGTAGAATCGTTTAGATATTTCCAGTCAGTTTTGTAAAAGTCATAAGAACCTCTTCTGAATCCTGAGAAACCTAAGTTTAAAGCCATATCTTCAGAGTTGTCAAATACACCGTAAGATGTACCACCTGCTCCGTAAGAATTTTGTGTAGCTAACATATTGTCAATAGATAAAGATGTACCTCTGTCTAAGAATAACATGTTCTCTTCAATTGCTCCCTGCTTATCAAGCTCTTGTAATATTGAATCAAATTGGTCAAGACCAGTTGCTCCTGCTACTACTGAACTAAAGTTTGGATCGTTATAAACTAATCCTCTTTCCTCAATAGTGCTGAATAAACCTTGCGTACCTGTAATAGCCGCTCCTGCTACATCTGTAAACGCAGATTTTGCATTAGTCGCTTCAACCATACTCATTTCTAAGTAGTCTTCAAAACGAATTCTAGATTCGTGCTCAGATTTTAAATACCATAAGTATCCACCTGTTCCGATTTCAGTAGTAACTTCAACCCATCCGATTTGAGCAACATCTGAACCATTTACAGAGTACCTGTCTCTTAAGATGATTGGTTTGTTACTAAAAGTAGTAAAAGAAGCGTCAACTGAATTACCCGCTAAGCTAGATCCTTTTCCATATTCAGAACCGAATACAAATAAGCTAAGTGGAGCCGCTGCTGTTGCACCTGTTAAAGCTGCTGGCAATTGTCCATTGGCAGTATCATATACTTCAATGTTGTAAGTTTGCTTTACTGCTGCTCCAATTGGAACTAAAGACTTTACGAAAGCTTTTACTGTAGTGTTACCTTTAGCTATTACGATCGTCATACCAGGTCCTAATAATGGAACTTTTCCGTCCGCTCCAGGAGAAGGTAATAAAATAGTTTTAGCTGCTGCTGCTCCAGATTCTACAGTATCATAAGCGATATGTAATCTTCCTTGCTCAGACCAAACTACTTGATCAGATGCCATTGGCATTTCTGCTCCAACCATACGTAAGAAACCTGTAATCGTTCTGTTTCCATAACGCTCTACTTCTTTCTCATATACTTCTGGTAAAAATTGTTGTGCCCAGTCCATATCCGTTAAAGACAAATAGTTGTCTCCGAATAATCCTTTTACGGGTCTTGGTGTTAAATGCGCTAAGTTAGCTAATGAAGCTGGCGCTGTTGCAAATCCTGCCATAATTTTTTTACTTTAAATGTTTAAATGATTTTATCTTTAATTTTGAATCACTACCCCCACTGTCAACTGATCTTACGCTCCATCCACCATCGTTCGGTTTAACATTTTCATGAACACCTCTCGCACCCATTTTAATGTTTTTCGAATTAGATACACTTTCTTTCATTGCATCGGATTTACCCTGCTCATAGAAATGTTGCGCGACAGAATCTGCATTCATGGCTGTAAACAAACTTTTGTGATAACCTTGAGCATCAGACATTACACCATCTTCATTCAAGAACTTCTTGATAAAATTGTTAATGTCACTCTGATTATTTTTCACAGTTTCCGCATCTTTAACTTTAAATCGGTATTTTTTATCACCAACAGAATAATCAAAACCTTTGAAATTCTCATTGAATAATTTACCAGTTTTATCTAAAAACGCATTTGTTTGCTTCTCAGCTGTTTGAGTTGCTAATTCATTTTCTTTTGTATAGCGATTGAAAAAATCTACCGCTTTCTTTTGTTCAGGAGCTAATTTACTACCTCCTTTTATTTCCTCGTAATACGTAGACTTTAAATTGTCTAAATATGTTTTAGCTTTTGAAAGCTCTTCTTTCCTAGCTATTTTCTTTTTTATCACATCTCTGTCATCATCGATATCTTCATCGAATGCAAAGTTCTCATCTAATAAGAACGCTACTTCATCGCCATCTAAATGAGGCTTTGATGTTTGGTAATACTCTTTTAATAACTGATCTTCATCTAAGGAATTGTAGTCTACGTTTAATTTAACATAATCTTCTAAGCTTCCTCCTGTTTCATTTATAAAATTAACTACCTTTTGTATATTTTCAGGTAATTCAATACCTAAATCTTTTTCTACAATCGCTTGCTCAACTTGCTCTTCGAGTTCTTCTACTTGCTCTACAACTTCTTCGTCTGTTATTTCTTGTAGAAATTCACTCTCTAATTCTTCTTGAACGGGTTCATTAGTTTGAACGGGCTCTGGTTGTTGTGGTACTTCTGCTTCCACTTCTTGTACAGATTCGGTTTGTTGATCTGCAACCACGTTTGCTGTTTCTTGCTCTGTATTGGCATTTGGTTCTACGGGTTTTGATAAATCAAGTTTCAGAGTTCCGTCTTCAGAGACAGACGCTGGACCTGTTTGTTCTACTTGTTCAACTACAGCTGGTGCTTCAGTTGGTTTTTCGGTAGGTTTTTTTATTTTAAACGTACCTTCTGTGTTTTGTGCTTCCGCCATGATAAAATATTATATGATTGTTACTACTATTATTACCTAGGTTCGAAGGAACCTAAGCCAAATCCACCGCCCATTACGTCATTCCCTGACGATTCAAAGTCTTTTGGTGGTAAATCTTGTTGTCTTTGAGCAATCATCTCGCTCTGTTGTGTACCTTGTATCTTAGTACGCTTGTCTTTTCTGTCCTCTATAGAATTTTCTTTTGATTTCATAGCTTCAACTTCCATGCTCTTAAGTTTCACGTTGTATTGAAATTCTAATTCCATCAATTCTTTCTTTGCACCAACTTCTACTTGTATCCTTTGCTGCTCTATCTGGCCTTTTAATTGTTCCAGCTGAGACTTAGTTGCGAATAAAGCTTGGTCTTTTTGAACTTCTGCTTGCGCTGCTACTTGTTGAGCCTGTGCGTTTGCTTGAGCTTGAGCCTGTATGTTAGCTTGTTGCTCTGCTTGCAATCGTTCTTGACGTTTCTTTTGCTTAACTTTTAGCAATTGATTAGCTAATTTTAAGTTTTTAACTTCACGAATATCGATAGCATCAGATAAATCTATTAAACCTCCTTGCAAAGCTGTCTGTACATTGTTTTCTAATACTTGTTTTTGCTCATCATCTGGTCTTAATTCTAAGAATATACCAAAATCATGCAAATGTAACTCACTCATTTCTTCCAGGGTGGCTACATTAAAAGCTCCTATTTTTTGTATGAAAGCTTCCTTAGCTGGATGATATTCTAATATATCAGATATTCTAAGCGATAAACATTCTGCTGTTTCTTTTGTTAAAAACAAACCAGCATCTAATATGTGTCTTGTAGCTGTATTTGAATTTGCTGCTGCCATTTTTTGAATACCAACTAAAGCTCTTGAATCTTGCGTGCTACCATCTCTAGCTTCGTTTAAACCAGTTACATCTCTTATCATTTGTAGATAGTAATTGTAAGTCTGAATTAACGTAGCCATTTTTTGTCCACCACTACCAGTTTGTATTTCCTGTATAGGAACTTTACCTGGATTCATATCACCGTCTTGAGTAAACGATCTACCAATAACAGATCCTGTTTGAAAGAACATATTAAGCGCTTCCTGTGGATTGTAATTAGTTCCGTTACCTAAGTCAACCTCATTAATACCATCAGCATCCAAATAAACACCGTCAGGTATCATCCTCTGTAGTACTTGCTGTAACTTTAAATGAGTCAATTGAATCATATCAGCAAAACCAGTACATCTACTAACTATAGATTCTATTTTACCTTGATACATTCTTGGAGCAGTAATAGAGTAATTCATTTTAACTTTAGATGAATCACTTTTAGGTCGCATCATATTTGGTGCCATTTCCCATTTTAATAATAGGTTAGTGCCTAATACCATAACTCCCTCGTATAATACCTCTAAAGATCTTGATAGCTTTCCGTACTCTGCTTCGTAAGCCTCTATAGGCGGATCATACTGATCATCCCTTACTATTACTTTTGTTGCGCCAGTTGCTGTTTCTTTAACCTTATAAACCTCATTCATATAGGTTTTATAGTTAAAATATAAAATCTGTACAACGTTTGAGTCTCTATTGTTGTTTACAGAATTTGAGGGGTTGTTGTCGTAAACACCTTTGTTTTGAGTTCCTTGCTGTTGAATTTGAGCTAACTGATCCTGTGTTAAATCAGGAAATTGTTTCTTAAGCTCGTTAATAGGTACGAATTTTACTTCACCTACATAATATATATCTTGAAAATAAGGGTCTTCCGTATAGGAATAAACCATATAAGCCGGATCTACATAATCAACAGTAACACCGTTAGATTCTGTAAAATTATTTTTAACAGCTCCAATACCTAATATAGTTAAGTCTTCGTTTATTCTTTTCTTTGTAAGATCGTAGTTGTTACCAGCTAGCATAGTATTTATAGCTTCTTCTTCCGCTATTTCTATACCTTGCTTGTAACTAAGTTGCATGTGTAAATCCAATTCCTCTTCAGAGTCAGGTAATCTATCAGGAGCATTCTCAAACAAGTTAATACCAAACTGCTCTTGAGCAAAGTTGTTTAACTCTTCTGTTTGTAAATCTCTGATTATAGATTCCATATAAGCAGTTCTTTTAGAAATGCCATAAGGATCCTGAGAATAAGCTGTGATATCAAAACTTCTATCGGATATACCGTTAACTACTATATCTACAAATTTAGATAAAATAGGTACAGGTTTCCAATCCAGGTTTAAATAAGACAAATCGCCATTTATAGACATTTCGTCTTTGTACTTTTGTATTGGTTGTTCCCCTCTTGCATACAGCCTTAAAGCGTGGAATGTATTTTGATTACTTCTAAATCTAGTTGTTCCCGAATTACCGTCGAACCATTCATTAGTAATTGCTCTACCAACTTGCAATCCATAATCCTGAGACATCTTCTCTTGATCACTTACAACTTGACTTGGAAAAAAACTATTTGTTACACCTCTAGCCATATTCTTATTTTATTATCTCGGATAAATTGCCTTCTTGTCTGTATTTTGCAAATTTAACTTTCATTGTTCTTTTTTGTATTGGAGCATTCGGTCTGTATAAATCTTTATTACATGCCATCACAGCTAGTCCTGAGCTTATTGCTGCATCAAACTTTGTTCTATTATTTATATCAAACTTAGACCAATCATTTAGTGTCTCATTAAAATACATTGTCCCATAATTTCCATCCGACTTTAAACCCACGTAGCTATCTATATACATCTCTATAGCTGATGCGTGTGCTTGTTTTATATCTTCACTTGAATTCGGTATTCCACCTATTTCTTTTTCTGTTACTGATAACTTATTCCAAAGCTTATCCGGGCGATTCATTGAATACCCTCGGTATCCTCTTCTTTTAAAGTAATACAAAAGCCTAGGTTTGTTGTTCTCACACAATAACGGCATTCCATAAAACACACAAGCCATTAATACATCTTCGAAAAATATCTCAGCTGTTTGAGGTCTTGCTACATATTCTAAAAAGAAAGTGCTCGGTGGAGCATCTTCCATACTAAACTTAGTTAAACCGTGTAAAGCTCCTTTGGATCCTCTACCATCAGTTGTTCCAGATATATCATAACTATCACAACCAAAAGCACCCATATGTTCATTACCTGGATGTCTAACACCATTTTTTATTACTTGACGATTTTGAATATTGTAAGAAGGAGTCCAGGTTATTAAAAACCTACCTTGAGGATTTGGGCTAAATACTACTTTAGAGTCTTTTATACCATTCTCCCATTGAAAACTACCTTTTGTTACTACATTACTATTAGCTAAATCTTCGTTGTAATCTATTTGTTCATATATTTTTGCTAAGTTAAAGATGCTGTTTTTAGTCTCATCTCTAAAAGCGTGTTCCTCTGTACGTGGGAACTGTCTGTAATATTCATTTAGAGCGTCCTGGTCGCCTTTTAATCCGTCAGCTTCATTATTCCAATGCTCTATGACACCAACCTCAATAGCGTCTCCGTGTGGGCTTTCGCAATCTTCAAGTGGGGTGTTGAATACAGGCATTCCATAAGCGTCAATGAATCCTTCGTAATTCCATTCCATAGGAATGAACAAAGAATATAATCCTGAGCGAGTCTGTCCATTGGCGTTTCTTTTCGTAACATCTGATGTTCCATATAATTTCTTAAAATTTTCACCTCCTTTATCAAGTGCGTTTGAGGTAGAACCCATCATACACTTACCAATAACTCTTGCTCCTAATCTTAATGTCGTTTTTGTGACCCTCCAGTTGTTGAGGATGTTGTTCGGCCTCTCCCATTTCCCTGATTCGTCGTGGACGAGTAATTTGAGTTTCTCCCCATCGTACGCGTTGTCACCGGTATTTTTCCAGTCAATCGTGGTGTCAAGGCCTGATATGATTTCTTTAGCTTTGTTACTGTCGAGCTTCCTCCTGGTGAGCTTCGAGGCGGGGACACGATAGGCAAGTTCCGTCTTTGGCCTGTCCATACCGTCTTGTACTGGTTTAAAGAAAAAGGGGTAGTTAACACTAATGGGTACAACTTTATCTGTGAACATCTTCTTCGCATCGGATCCAGATTTGGACAAAATCCCAAACCGTGAATCGCTTGATATGGTTGCCAAGTTAACAGTCTCCCCTGACGCCATGAATGAAAATCCCGAACGCCTGTTCTTGAGATAGCACATACCATAACTTCTTTTGTCTGCTTTACAAGCCTCCCAGAATATATAGAATAATCTATTTGATTCTCGAAACTCTGGCTTCCCAACATCAATCTTGGACCATTGCAAGTACATAAAATGAGTACCAGTAATGTAAGTATCCACATTCTTATTATTGAACCAATGACCGTTTTCTCTTTTATTAAATTGCCCATCTATATATATCCCCCATTTGATTTTAAATTCGTCCGGATAATCTCTCCAGTCAAATATACTAGTTATAGACTTTAGTTCCCTAGGATACTCCTCAGGTGTCCATCTGTCCGTTTTCTTATCTATTTTAGGAGGGGCTTTTGGTAAAGCAATCCTAAGATTTTGTATTTCATATATTTCCCCAATCTGTCCGGTCCTACTTATAACAACGACATCATGTTCTTTGTTGTATCCGTATTCCCATTTCTTACCTTTATTCAACCGGGAAATAGTGGTCAGTTTTATAGGTGTTACAACCTTGTATAAGCTCTGCTCGTACATTACTTAGATTTTCTTTCAGCGAAACCTTTAAACTCCGTTGTTTCAAGTTCTTTCTTAGGTTTGTTTTCTAATATTCTTTCTTCGTCCTCAATACGCGTTAGTATTTCAAAGGCATCAAATATAGCTAGCTTTTTAGTAGCGGCAGCATTCTTTAATTTATCAGCTGTTAAGTCATCTTCTGAATCTACTATAGGTTCTTTAGCAACCTTTATCAACTCTTCAACTGCTACTTGCCCAGCTTGGATTATATTCCTCTTCGTTTCCTTGATATTCATATTTGATTGTGATTGAATTGGTGGGTACTCGGTATAACCTCTGCCCTTCTATTACGAATTCGTATTCTGAGTTCGGTTTAAAACCTACTAATGATTCTTTTTCAATTTCATCATTACCAAGTTTTACAATGCCTATTAATGGTTTTTCAAAGTCTACAGAAAACATTTTGTCTTCTTTTATAGGTTTAACAAAACAGAATCCTTTTAAAGCTTTCCATTCACCATTTCTTTTAAACGCATATATCTGATCAGCTTGAATAGTGTAAACGTCCTCGCTTAAATAATTCTTACTATCTTTTTCATTACCTCTTACATCTCTAAACCTTCTGAATACATTGTGATGTACAATAACGTCGTCACCTTCTTTTAGTTCTTCGTTGCCAACTAGAGGTAGATTTAATATTGTACCTACTCTATTAGTATAGCTGTGATTTTGTAAATCTGTATTAAGTAATAATGTTTGCCCTTCTATTTCT